AATTTGATTTCTTTGGTTTGGTATTGATCACTTCATTGAGTTTGGTATTAGCTTGTTTTAATTTTTCCTCGGCCTTGTTACCATTTTCAATATCATTTAAGATAGCATTCAACTCGTCTAATTTTATACTACTCTTGCTATTAGGAGTAATCAGTACTTGATTGGTTTGAACTTTTTTAATAAATCCATTTACATGCAAAGCTTCTAATGCATTTTTACCGTCTGGTAAAATGTTTCTGTGCAATACATCACTGAAACTTTTAGCTTCTTGACCAGCTGGACTTTCTAGGATTTTCATGATACTATCATGATACAACGTTGGCAAATTGTCTGGAAAAGATACCAAACACATATGTTCGTCACCGGGTACTTCTCTAAAAAGTAAAATTATACGTTTGCCTTGATATTTACCTACGTGTTTGATCATTGTTTTTCCTCTGTTTTTTCGTCGGCGTTGTCAGTTCGATTGACATTCACGCCCGCACTATCTAAAAATTTCACCAGGCGGTCATAAACTTGACCCACTGCACTGAGTTCGGTTACTTTCCAAACCCCACGGTCGGTGACCACTCTTAGTATCTCTACTACACTGGCAATATCTTGTAGAGTAATAGTAGGCTTTGCAGTTTCCTGATTAATTGATTCATCTGACATGATAGACTCCATTATCTATTAGTTTTATTTAATAGATAACAGAGACTGGTCAAAATTTATTTAATTCAGGTAAACACATAGCAAAATAACTAGCTTCGCCATGAATCTCAAAAGCAGCACGTTTTTGTAACTGTGTTCTGCGTTCTTTGTCATTGGTAGAAGCAACACGAACATAGACATCACCAAAGTAAAACCTACCGTGCAAATTTTCCCAAATCCAGTCTGAAATCTTTTTTTCAGATATGCTTAAGTTAAAATTCACCGCAGCGAAATGCGGTGGACAATGCTTTAACTCTCTGAGGTCAAAAGTGTTAAGCGGATTGGGTTGATAATTTACGGTCATCTTCGATTATCGTGATAGGACGATCTAAATCGTCTTGAGACACCTCAGGCATGGTCAAACGGTCCTTAAGGCACACTTGAGCAGCCTCAACAAAAGTCTGCATCAAATGTGTCTGTTTGGTAATGTCTGCAATCTCAGCACTACGAGCTAGATCATCTAGGGCCTGTTCACACTTGAACAGCCTCAGCTGAAAATCTAAGATAAGCTCTCGTGCTGCCTTGATCTTGGTAACTGATTTTGGATCAATGATTTCCATTATGTGCCTTTGCTAGTTGAATTGGAAATTTGGATAAATAAAGTTGCAGTTCGCGGGTCTGCAAACCCCAACTGCTCTATAACTGGAAGGAGTTACAGCATGACTATTTACCACTCTACTAAGGCTATGCCTTACGTCTATATGTGTGTTCATAAGGTTACTAAAGAATTTTATATTGGTTACCGTGAGCACAATGTTAAGTGTAACAAAGTTTCGTCACTAGATATTTTATCTTATAGAACATCCTCGAAAATAATAAAGAAGCAATTTAGTAATTTCGATATTACTATTATAGCAGAATTTTTCTGTGGTGTCGATGCCTTCGAGTTCGAACAAAATTTGATTAAACGACATTGGGGTGATCCTTTGCTTCTAAACAAACACTATCGTTTACCCAATGGTCAAAAGAGGTTCTCATCAAACACTGGATATTGGAAAGGGAAAAAGAATCCTGCAGTTTCTGTTAGTAATTCTAGGAGGACTCCTTGGAACAAAGGTCTTACTAAAGAAGATCCTAGAATACTTGCCTCCTCTATGAAAATAGATCTCGAATTGCGTCGGGAAAGATTCTCTAAGTCGATGAAACAATGGCATCAAAATCATAGTGTTGCAGGCGAAAATAATCCAATGTTTGGAGTTAAACGGAAAACGATTCATTGCGAGCATTGTGATAGAGATATATCTGACGCTAACTATTATAGATGGCATGGGGCTAGATGTAAACTAGCCCAGTAAATCATTACTTCTTAAGGTTTGATTCGTAATGACTCCAAATACCAAAGGGCGGCTCAGCATTCTTGTTACCTTTAATAATCCATACAGTGTCGCAGTAGTCGGCATCACCCCATGAACCATATGGCATACCATCTGTGAACACAATAAACTTCTTAGGCTCGATACCATGCTCTTTCATGTATTCCCAGTTAGCAGAGAAGTCAGTACCGCCGCCACCTTTGGGTTCGTAGCTAGTAATAGAGTCCATGTTCTCGCTAGTAAAACTTTGATCATTGTAAACTTCAGTGTCAAAACTCCACACGCGAATCTTGTACTCGTCATAACTTTCCATGATACCTTGGATTTCACTTAAGAAGATCTTAAGCTCATCTGCACCAATACTACCAGAAGTATCAATAGCTACACAAATATCAATCTGCTCACCGGGCTTGAGACCAGGCAGGATGGCATCCATATGCCAAGCACGACGGCTGGGACGAGCCCAAGTGTAGTCTTGCTTGATGGTACTTTGAATTTGTTGTAGCAACAATTCACGCCAATCAATTACACTCTCAGTCATGTCTTGGATCAGACGCTTTACCCCAGCTGGTACATTACCTGCACCTGCGGCCTGTGCTGCCTGTAATACAGCATCTTTGATCTCGTCACGCAGTTCCTTGGCTAGACTCTTACCAATTTTGGGGCGACCATTTTCGCCATCTTCATTCTCACCATCACCTTCACCATCCATGTCAAGATGCTCGTCGAGCACTTGTTTCATGAGTTCGCTGAGTGGCAGTTTTTTAGCGTCCTGATATAATTGATCATAGACTTCTTCAAAGCTCATGCCGCGAAACTTGGGATTAAGCAAGATGGGCACTTTGGTAATTTTAGTACCAATGTTGTGATCTACCAAGTCTTGGTTGACGCAGTAATCAGCGGCGATGTTAGACAAGATGGGATCACGATGTTCGCGACGGCTAAGATGATCGTATACAACATGCAAGACTTCATGTCCAAACAAGAACTCACACTCGCGTAGACTGAGCGAGTTGATAAAGTTGCTATTGTACCAAAAATGGCGTCCATCAGTAGCAGCAGTGGCACACCAGTCATCGGCATTCTTTAACTTAAGACGAGTAGCCAAGTTGCCAAAGAACCCAGCCTTAAGCAATAAGCCAACACGAGCAGTGATTAGCTTTTCTAATGCTGCGGCATCTACACGGGGGTCAGTCTTAGTTTTCTTAGCAGTCTTTTCTGCTACAGTAGTTTCTTGTCTAGACATATAGGCTCCTTTGTTAGTATTTAGATTATATGGGATAACCAAATGGGAGTCAAATTGAAAATTCTGTATTTTCTGGTTATCGTGGTAAATAACATACACTCCGAATCGTTTATAAGGTGAAAAATATGAGTCAAATATGTGATTATGGTTGCGGTCAACCAGCTCTGTACAGCACAAAATCTAGTAGATCCAATGGTCCGTTTCAGGGTCGTCCTATACATCGTTGCGCCACCAGTCATCATCAATGCCCTGCTATTCAAGCCAAAAAGGTTCAAACCAGCTTAGATCGGTATGGCACGGAATTTCCTTGGCAAACCGAAGAGATAAAACAAAAGAAAGAAGCGACTAGTTTAACAAAGTATGGAGCAAAAAGTTCCTTATTAAATCCCCAAATACAAGAGAAAAGACGGTTAACTATGTTAGCCAAATACGGAGTCGAACAGCCAACACTTAATGAAAGTATTAAACTTCGAGCAGCCGCCGGGATTAAACAATCGTACATTAATGACCCTGGATTAGCACAAAGACAAGTTCAATCGAAGAAAATTAAGTATGGCCATGATTTAGAATCATGTGTAGACAAGAGTAGAGCTACGCAAATTGCTAATGGTCGTTGGGTAGATCCTGCTAAACGAACCGAATGGGCCCAATACAAGTTTCGGGTCAAATATCTTACTGCTAAGATTTACAAGAAGCATAAACATATTATTAATCCCGATGACTTACTAATTGGTCGCTGTGAGTATCAAATTGATCATATCTATTCAATAAGGCACGGATTCGAAAATTCAGTTGCTCCTGAAGTCATTGCCAGTGTTCATAACTTACGAGTTCTCTGGCATGTCGACAACAAGAGCAAGCATATTAGGTCCGATCAAACACTTGAGCAGTTGATGGAAAAGATAGGGCACTAGGCCCTATCTACTAGTTAGAACTACTTACTGCTGCGACCACATAACGGCCAAACCTTTTGTGAAACTCATCAAAATGCTTGAGCTTGCCAGGTACAAACGGAATACCGTAAGTAGTAATCGCAACACGAGCCGCCATAACCACAAGCTCAGTATTGAAATTGTCCATGATAAAACGGAAGAAGTTATCCGCCATGCCATTCCACTTGTCCAACTTACCATTGGCCTTGTCATAAGCATCTTTGAGCTCATAGCACAGACTGATAGTAAGCGAGTACATAGCTGACACTTCTTTTACCTTAAGCTCAGTGACCTTACCTGCCAGCACTTCAACTGGGTTAGGCATCTGTCCAGACACTTTACGATGTGCCATAAATTTCACTGCCATACCTTCACCAACAGCACCAGCTACCAAGTCCACCAAACCGGCATCATTGTCCTCGTCAAGCAGTTCTGACACAAAGGTCCAAGAGCGAGGAGTAGCAAAACTACGACCTGCTGAACGCGGGTCAAAGTCAAACAAGTCACCTTTGGCAAAGCTCAAGTAACCAACCACATCTTTGTTGATGCGATTGTTTACAGCCCAAGTCTGCCAAGAGTCAAAGTCAACACGCATTTCTAAGTGAACAAAGCGATTAGCCAACGGGCTAGGCATACGATAAGTCACACCTTTGTCGCTGTCGCGATTGCCTGCTGCCACCATAACTACATTGTCAGGTAGCACATACTTGCCTACACGACGATTCAAAATCAGCTGATAAGCCGCAGCTTGAGTAGCTGGAGGAGCCGAGTTCATCTCATCCATAAACAGTACTACGATGGGATACTGACTGGCAGTCTCAGCATCTGGTAGTTCGATCGGGGGAGCCCAATCCATCTTGCCATTGTCTTTGTTATAAAACGGGATACCACGCAAGTCAGTGGGATCCATCTGACTCAAACGAATATCAATCATGAGCCCACCAAGGTCCTCGGCGATACCAGCGACCAATTCTGACTTGCCAATGCCCGGAGGACCCCACAAAAATACGGGACGTTGACGCTTGAAGCAACGAAGTAAAGCACGACGAGCTTCAACACTGGTAACGGTACGATTTTCGCTTACTACTGCCATTTCAGGCTCCTTTGTGTTAATGTAGGACTATTATATGGGAAAATAGGATCGCAGTCAAATTACTTTGACAAGCGGAAAAACGGTGTTGCGAAATAGCTACTCATAATCACGCTGGCTAACCAAGTTTCCACTGTATAAGGAATCGCCAAACCAACATGACCAAATAAGGTATTTAAGGCCCAAACACTAAGGAATGGGATGGCGGCTACTATAGCCAGGGCTAACAGGAAGATCATAGCAGCCCGCATTTTACTGCTCTACGCGGGTGCAAAACCATTGTTCACGCTGGATCTTGCGACGAGCTGCTAACATAGTATTTCGCAACTTACGGACTTCTAGTGTATCAGGAGCATGAATGCCACCTAATGCTTGCAGCTTTAGCAGAGCAGCATCGCGACGCTGATAAGTCTTAACAGCAGCCTCAGGCACTAAAAACTTAGCATTTACAGCAGGGCTAGTATATACAACACGCATTTTGCACTCCGTTTTGTTACTGTACCACTATTATAGCGGGAATCAATAACCCAGTCAAATGGTGGGTTATTCTGGGCATGTTGCAGAAAAACAACAATAAAAAACCCTGCATCGAGCAGGGTTGTGCCTGTTTTTTAAGCAGGTTTTAGCGTGTCTTTGGGGTAGCCGCGTTGACAAATGCGTACATTTTTTCCGCAGTTTGGAGCACTTGATCCAAGCCGGGAAACTCAGGCATACCAACCTTGGTGGTAATATTACCTTTGTCGTCTTTGCTTACGCTTAGTTCCCAACCATGGAATTTGCTGTGATATTCCTCAGCGACCAAGTCTTTGGCCATCTTTAGAATGTCTGTCCTCAGCTCGTAACCATTACGAGTGAATTTTACTTCGGGTGCCTTAGGCATGTTGAATAGTTCAGCAGACATATTGTTCTCCTTTGTGTGTGAATGTGTCTATATACTACAAAATTATTTATGACGCTGTCAAGTCTTACGACGATTTAATGGTGTCAAAAAGTCCCATTCTTCGCCCAAAGCATGATCTCGACTTAATAGTTCGTCGATGGCTACTACTGCACATAAGAAGGTCAGTACGCCAAATTGGAATAATAGTTCAGGCTCCATAATTACCTATTCATTAATCTAGTTGCACTCTGCCACTTTCCGCGGCGAGTGAGTTGAGCTGCTAATAATCCAGTGCACCAAACCGAATACAGCATTTTTATAAAAGTCATTGCCAGGCTCCTGGGTTATGGTTGGTAAGATATCTGCGAGCACGAGCACGACCACTGGCCTCTAGTGCTAGATAAATTTTGTGAAATACTGCCATTACATAAGTGATCATTATTTTTCCTTGTGAGAATTGTATTCAAACTCTTTGATTAGGTTATCTAGAGTTGCAGCATCGGTAATGCTGTGCCGTCCTAGGTAAGTTTCCAATCGTTGTTGGTAACCATCTTGTGGAAACATTTCGGCTAGACGCTCAAGCAGGTTGAGCATGAATTGTGTGATAAACATTGTGTCCTCTATATATCTGTGTTTTTGCTGCTATGCAGCATAATTATTTATCAAGTTGATCGTTATTGTCTAAGTACTTTTGTAAGTTGTTATCATATAAACTAAGGGTTACGCTGGTAGCTTGATCAAATATTCTAAGTTCATTGTGATAACTTATGTAGTAGGGACATGGTAAATATTTCTCCATCTGCAGGAGTGTTTTTGGTAGTAAAACCTCCTCGATCTGATGCCGATAATGCTGGATTTCAGCAGTCTTGGTGCAGAATTGAAAGCCGGTCTTAGTAAGACGCATACTGTTAGCATTAAGTGGATTAAAAAACCAAACTTTCCTAAAATGGTCTATGCTATCTTTTACACTACCATAGAAAATACTATTAGTATAAAGGCTACTATTATCAATAAGCCAACGAGTAAAGGTTGGTTGATCTAATCGCACTATTGTTGGTAAATCACCGAACCTTGATTTAACAAGACCACTGTAAACTTATCGGTCTTAAATTGACTGTTTAATTTTTTAGCTAGACTGATTGCGTGGCCAGGGTTCGAAAAACTGACCTTGCGATACTTGGGACCAGGATAGCTAATTAATATATTCTGTGTCTTTAGGTTAACTGGACGTCCTTCATAGTATACTGCCCAAATACCCTCGCTGGCTAATACTTGATCACATTTATATGTTTGCTTATCTAGATTTTCTAGAATCACAGTGGGTTTTGGTCGACTCATCGATATTCCTTGATAACGTAATTATTTATGCGTAGTTAATGTAATTAGATTATCTTGGGCTTGCAGTTGATTACAAAATGGTCCCATAAATTTATTTCTAATCAGAATTATTTTTTTAGGGCAAAATTCTAATAGCCATTGGGTTTCATAGTTCACAAGGTAATAACCGGCACAATAATAACTTTTACTTTTAAGTGAAGTAGTATAAAGAGGTAATTTCATTCGTAAATCATAAATGGCATTATAAGGTCTAGCATGACATGGATAATCATAAACTGAGTTTGCCGAAGTGGTTTGATGTGTATGTCCCCTAACAAACCTTATGTTGTGAGCAGTTCCAAGTACTTTGACACTAGGATATTTTAATCTATGGTTGTCCTTTACAAGCACCACACCATCTTCTGCTGCTTGAATAGTGGCAACTTTACGACCATCGTCCTCAACGATCCAATACTTATTTTTTACTACAGGTTTAGCTTTAATAGTCATAACAACTCCGTATTATAGGCTGCACTAAAAATCTCAGCAAAGGCTTGGCTATTTTCACTGAGTTTTTCTAATTCAAACTTACCACAAAACTTGAGAAACTGAGCACCAATCATGGGGCGATTACGTGGTACTGCACCTAGAGCAATGGTCTCTGATATCTTTGCTTTAATGTTGTCAGGTTGTGCTTTAAGGTCAATTAAGATGCGATTGCGGTTGTAATCATCCAACACACGATGCTCTTGTCCTTCGTGGTCAGACCAACGCTGGAGCATGAGATTGTTCCAATTAAATCCGCGTGTGGTACGATCAGCATAGGCTTCTTGTAAGCCTACCTTGTTGCGTGATCCTTTAACACGTACACCAGGGTATGCACTAAACACATTGTCAGTGGGATCACCACGCATACATTTTTCAAATAAAATCCATTCTGGATCAGGAATCCGCTTTGGCTCTTTAGTTTTTTTATCAATGACTGGTTTACCGCGACGATCAAAGACACCTTCTACTGTATGAAGTTCATCCATTACACCATTGTACTGTTTAACATTCACGCCTAATAGCTGATGAAAATCAGTGTCTGAACTAATAATAATATTCATATCCCAAGGGTGAGCTTGTATCCACCCTGAAATCAAGTCATCTGCTTCAAGCTCGGCGTGACGCAATACTGTACAGTTAGTTCTAGAGTCTAGAAAATCTTTCAATGAGTCCAAACCTTCCCAAAACAGTCGGTCTTCTTCGGCCTCACGCTCAGTCATAGCAGCACGACCTTCAGCTCTATTACGCTTGTAGGGCGGGTAGAAATCCTTACGCCAACTGCGACCCTCGTTGAAGAATATGACATGATCGCCACGTTGATCACGCCAACATTTGTTTACGCTACTCAATGTGACATGAATAGCAAAGGCCACCTTTTCTTCACTGCTGCTTGCACGGTGGGCCGAATGGCGAGCACGAAAGTACATGTTCGCTAAATCAATAAGTAGATATGTTTTCATGTCGTTATACTAGCATATAACGAAATACAGGTCAACTAATTTCGGACCTTCCGGATCCCAAGTTACGTTTGACAATGCGTCTTGCTTCTGGATCTGCTTGTTCTTGTTCATAAGTTTCCAAAACTACATTACGACATACTTGTTGGAACCAACGATCCACAATAACATTTTCGGGTTCATTTGGTTTAAGTTGGTAACCAGACCTAACCAATTGTGCTAAAAATCGATCATTCCAGTCTAATTCAAACGCACCTGCTCCAATATTATCTGGATCCAAATCAATGCTGATTATGGCTATATATGGTTCGTTACGTTCATTCGCTAAGTCCTTGGCAGATTTTGCAGAACGTGATTGTTTTTGTTTTTTTGGTTTAGTTGCTATCTCAACTGGTGGTTCTGGTATTGTTTTATCGCCAGTGAGTAATTTTACTAATTTGGATAGCAATTAAGTTCCCCACTCGTTCTTGAATAAGGGCACCTGAAGTCGGTCGCTGTATCTAAGTCCATGCTTCATACAAGCAAGTGCCACATTCTTGTTATTCATGCTATACACTGACTCAACACCACCCACCGGCATCAAGTAGACTTCGCTAGTAAACCCGGCATCTCTAAATTCTATTGTAGCTCGTAGTGCATCTTGTATATCTTGTTCTGTGGCAACTACAAACTTGAGATAAGTCCAACCTAACTCTTGGTATTGGCATACAATGTCAGGTTTGATAGCATCTTCCCAATGTTCACCGCTGGCAGGTAATTTGGCACTGACAGAGAATGTGATTTCTCTATCTGCTCTATCTGTCCATGCGGTTAAGTACTGCTTAAAATCTTCTGTTAGGCGTTGAGTACCATTGGTTTCGAAAGTGATTTCGGTTAAGTCGTTCATGAACTCATGCTCGAGTAGGTCTGGAAACGCACGTTGCCAACCTAATAGGGGCTCACCTCCAGTGATGACTAAGTGTTCTCTCATCCACCTTTTGTAGGGTAAGAGTTCTTTAATGCGTTCAACGATCGCTTCTGTTGTAAGTAACGGTGAAAGGTCTTTGAACCTAGGATCCCAACTAGCGTAACTATCGCAACCGGTACTAACAAGTGGAAGATCTCTATACTGCTTAAACTCTGCAATACGATCTGCAACTTGGTTTCGTTCATTTGATTTTTCTCCTCGTGGCATGCCAAAACCGTCACAAGTAAAATTACAACCGAATGTTCTTAGGAACACGCTGGGCACCCCCATATATCGGCCTTCTCCTTGTACGCTATAGAATAACTCACTGATCTTGATTTTGCTCATCTTTGATTCCAAAATGATTTTTTAGTATATCTTGTGCTTTGGTGTTAGGATATTTTACATTGACAAAATCACTATTGTCAATGATGTTGGCTGATTCGGTAATAGCTAAAGTTAATAACTTATATATACGTTCCCGTTCATAGGTAATGCTGAACCCAGCCTGAACTATGAGTTGTTCAAACCTGTGATTCTGCTTTTGGTGCATCTTTGAAATACCTGGCAAGAACTTCTAGTTTATCCATGTATTCAGCAATAATGGCTACTTCCTTTTCAATGGCATCCATTACATCTGTATGGTCTGGTAAACTTTGCGGGTTGGCTAACAATACTTCTAAGTTAACTCTGTGTTTTTCAATATGTGCTGCAAAATGTAGTCTACTGGCTTTTAATAATTGATCTCTCATATTTTCTCACTTGTATAAATTTGACCACTGTTTTAGTTTTTCTTTTTTAGCTTGTTTAGCTTGATCTAACCTGGCAGTGTCTACCACTCCCAATTCATTTAGTATATCGATCATAGCGAGTAAGTCGCCAATCTCAGTTTCCAAATGTTCTTGATTAGTGGCAGGTTTGCCAGGTTTGAAGTTGTCTAACCCAAACCTGAAACATTTACTTACCGCTTGTGTGACCTCTGCACATTCTTCTTGTAGAATAAGCAGTGTTTCCTGTACTCGATTATCCATTTGTAGTTTCTTGTTGAGCTAATTTTCGTTGAAGATGGTTTAGTAACAAACCATACGATCAAACATGATTTCTCCTTGTTATAGACCTTCGAAAAGATCTTCGTTCCACTCTCTATGAC